TTTTTCCTCTTGATTAGAAATCTCTTGATGTATTTCTTGTAGAGTTTTAATTTCGTTTGATAGTTGGTCGGGGTTGACCTGTGTCACCTGACTAGGTGCATCTTGCCTTAGATTAATGTCTTTCATTATGTCTCCTTAATGTGTTAATAGTTTAATTTATAATCGCACTACTTATATATAGGAGAATTTTTTAAAGTCAACTACTTTTGAAAAATATTTATTTCTATTGGATAATATGTTTTTTCTTGACGGTCCCATTTTAAAAGTTTGTAACTACCATTAGTTGTATCTGAAACTATTGAACATACTACCCCTATGATTGCAGGATCTCCTGACAATAAAAGATAGTCATCGGAAGTAAAGTCTTTTAGAAGAGTTCTAAGTTTTATAACTAAAGGCCCAGGGGACATTATCATTTGAGAAAATTCTGGAAGCAACGTCACAATATCGCCATACTTTTGCGCACCTACTATATTATACTTAGGTTCACCTTTGGTGCTTCCTGGAATAGCTTGGATTAAATATACTTTGTTTCCTGTGTATCGTGTTGTTTCGTAATTTGTCATTGACTTTTTTACTTTCAGTTAATATATAACAATTAGAAAGCAAAAGTAAATAGTTATGAAGTATAAATTTAAAACAAAGCCATATGCACATCAACTTAAGGCTTTAGAACGTTCTTGGGATAAAGAGTATTTTGCCTATTTTATGGAAATGGGAACAGGGAAATCTAAAGTTTTATTAGACAATTGTGCTATGCTTTATGATAAAGGTGAGATTAATGGATTACTTTTAGTAGCACCTAAAGGTGTTTATAAAAATTGGTATGAACAAGAAATACCTCAACATCTTCCAGATCATATAGAAAAGAAAGTAGTCCTTTGGAAAACATCCGATAAATCAGGGGAGCAAGTTAAAAAATTAAATACCTTGTTTGCACCTGGAACTGACTTTCATATTCTTATAATGAATGTTGAAGCTTTCTCTTATCCGTTTGGGTGTGAGTTTGCTAAAAGATTTTTAAATTCTCACAACACTATGATGGCTATTGATGAATCTACTACAATTAAAACACCAACTGCAAAACGAACTAAAAATATTATTGCTCTTAAACCTCTTACTAAGTACAGAAGAATTTTAACTGGTTCTCCTATTACAAATTCTCCACTAGATTTATGGAGTCAGGCTCAGTTTCTTGATGCATGGCTCTTGGGATTTGATTCCTTCTGGGCTTACAGGGCTCATTATTGTGTAATGAAAACTATGACTCTAGGATCTAGAACTATTAGTGTTCCAGTAGGACCAAGAAGAAGTGTATTACCAGAACTAGAAGCAAAGATAAAAAAATTTAGTGAACGAGTTTTAAAAGATGATTGTTTGGACTTACCTCCTAAAACATATGTTACTCGTACTATTCATCTCACAGATATACAGAAAAAATTATACACAGAAATGAGAAAGTATGCTATTTCAGAACTAGAAGGTAAAGTCTGTTCTACTTCTACCGTTATGGTTCAGTTGTTAAGACTTCATCAAATCTCGTGTGGTTACCATGCCGCCGATGATGGAAAGGTACAAGAGCTACCTTGTAATAGATTAACAGAGTTGATGGACATTATATATGAGTTGTCTGGTAAAGCTGTAATTTGGTCGTTCTATCAAAAAGATGTTCAAAGAATTATTGCTGAAATAAAAAAACAACATGGAGAAGATTCTGTTGTAGATTATTATGGATTGACTCCACAAGATGAAAGACAAAATAATATTAAAAGATTTCAAGAAGATCCTAAGTGTAGATTCTTTGTTGGTACAACTCAAACAGGTGGTTATGGAATTACTTTAACGTCTGCAAGTACAATGATTTATTATTCTAATGGTTATGATTTAGAAAAAAGATTACAGTCGGAAGCTCGGATTGATAGAATAGGTCAAAACAAACCTATGACTTACATTGATTTGGTTGCGGATGAAACAATAGATTTAAAAGTTCAAAAAGCTTTAAGAACTAAAATGAATATCGCCACTGAAGTTATGGGCGAAGAATTAAAAAATTGGATATAGAATTTTATGAATGGGACAAAGAACATATCTTTCTGGGGGCAAGTGGTGGTGTCCGGCTTTAACGAGTGAAGTTGGTTCGGTCTTCTTTGATCCCAATTCATTCATGACCGTTAAACCAACAACCACCATTAAAAAATAATTCCTTTTATATCTAGAAGTCTTTCCAGAAGAACTAGTGACACAGCCCCCACCGTGCCCAATAATACCCAATAGATTTTGTCTATCTTGCCGCCCAATTCATGAATGCCATTATGCATATGATACTGTGATTTCTTCAGACCTTTTATATGACCATAAAGTGAGAGAATATGTTCTCTCGTAGTTTTGGGTTTAATATCCATTACGCTATCATTCCTCTTTGTTTTAACTTCATTTGTTTTTCTTCCTCTGTTAAGTACGCATTTTCTGCTGCGGTCAAACCATTCTGGGTTAAATTAGTTTGAGCGTTCATTCCTTGGTTAAGAATATTTTGTCCTTGAGTAATCGTTTGCGGATTAGGTTGAGCCGATGTAACTTGTTGCGGTAATTGAGGAGTAACTATTTCTTCTTCTTGCATATCTACATAGTCTGCTAATTCAATATCCCACTCGTCCTCAAGACTTAAACCTTGTAAATCATTTTTAATTTGTTTAATGACAGGGATTGCTTCACCAATAGCTCCTTGGAAACTAGCTCCTGCTACATGTCCACCTTCAGCAAACCCTGGATATCTTTTATCAAATCCTATTCCACGTAAATCTCTTCTTATATCTCTGACCTCTGGTCCTGCTTCAAGGAAGGGACTTGGTTCCCCTATGTCATGTGCTATCTCTCTAAATTTAGCAATGATATCTTCCGAAGGATAATAAGGATCAAATTTTCCATTATTCAAATAACCAAAAGTTTTAGGACTAATTTGTCTTTCTTTAAATGCCCGGGATAGAGTCCCTCGACTTTCACCTAAGGTCTCTGCTGCTTCTATATTTTTAAACATTTCTTTTTGAACATTAAATCTAGCTTTGTTTGAAGCTATGTATCTTTCAATAATCTCATTAGCTGTAACCTTACCACCTTTTAATAAACCAAAGTATCCTCCAGTAAATTCTCTTCTTGCTTCCCTAATACCTCTTTGGTACTCAGCTATTTTAAAACTCATAGTTCTTAGTGGATCAATTTTAATTGGTCTTAGTCCCATGAAACCAGCTAACTCTGGACCAATATCTAAAACTTGACCTGTCTTATCTGGTGTTCCAAATGCAGCTTGTCCAATTCTTAATCCTTGTTTATAAGAGGGAGCAAGAGCATTACCTAAATGCATCATTTGAATCCATAGTCTGTCACCAGCGGAGGTTTGATCGGTATATAATTGTCTGCCTTCTTCAGTTCTTCCACCTCTAACAATTAGGTCTGCCATTGCTTCTGTCCAAATAGATTCTGAAATAAATGGATCCATTATCTCACTACTCGCTTCTACAGTTCCATTTACAAAACCCTGTAATAAAGTATCACCATCTACTTGACCTTCTTGGATACCATTCATTAAAGTTCTAAATGGTCGTGACATTACATCATAGGCATTACTTTTACTGAAATCTATATATCTTAATTCTCCATCATCTAATCTTAATGGAACTAATGTTGAGTTCTTAGACCATTCAGGAACAAATCTTCTCATAGCGTCTATTTCCTCTTCGGTTACATCATACAAAGCTTTAGCTCCTTCAGTAACAGCTATTGGAACTCCAGTTAAAGTTGTTGCCATACCAGCTATTCTTTTAAAACCTGTCCCCCAACTCCCGTCTTGCATAGCGCTGTTCTTAACTACTCTTTCACTTCCGTCTTTAAGTATTTCTATAACTGTAGGGGTCATATTAGAACCTTTAATTCTTACTGCTCCTTCTCCTAGTTGGTGACTCATTTCTTTTATACCTAACTGTGCAATGTTAGTAGAGGTTCTGATAATCTCAGAAGGGAAAGACATAAAGTTACCAATGGGTAAAAGTCTTGCGGTCTTAACTGCTTCACCTACATATGCATAGTTCGGAACTGTATTTTTAACAATCTCCGCCGCTTCTTTTTTAAGTTGCCATAAAGCCGGATTTCTTTCACCTAATTTTTGAGTAAGTGTTTTTCTAAATTCCTCCACAGGAACTCCAGCTCGTTTAGCTTGTCTCTGTACTATTCTTTCTAGCTCCATGACAAAGTTAGTAATTTTAAAAGTATCGTCCTCAGCCATGTATTTCCCTTGCGCAAACTGTCCAACTTTCTTAAAGAAATTAAAGAACCCCTTTAAAGGTCCATCTACATTCATTATTGTTTCCCCTGCTTTAGCATCTTTAAGCAATGAAATCATATCTCCCATTTGAACTTGAGAGTTAGTTACACCTAATTCTAACATGTCCCTATATTCTCTTTGAGCTGCAGGTGAGTTAACCCCAGCTTTTAATAAACCAGAAACATTTATTCCTTGTTGAAATGCTTTTCTTAATAAATTTGGATTAGATAATCCTTCAAATAAAATTCCATTAGCTGCTGTAAATGCACCAGCACTAAAGAAGTTTCTTAAGTGAGTTGGGATTGAGAAAATAGTTTTAGCCATTTGTGAAATACCTTTGGGAAATAAAAGTAAATTTCTATAGAACCAACTGACAGCTTTTTCTGCTCCGCCCATTCCTTTTTTATCACCTCTTACAAAACCTTGTAGGGCTCCCATAACATCGTTAGCAGATTTAATTCCTTCAGCAATTTCTCTTGTGGTAAATGTATCACCTAAAGGATTAATAATATTTTTAGTAGCATCTATTTCCCCTAAGACTTCTCTCATGGGAACTATTTCTATTCCTAATCTTTTTGCATCTAATTTTGTAGTAGCTTCTTCAGCGCTATTCCAAAAAAATCCTCTTCCTCCATTTGCTTGGACGTCAAAATTTTTGGCTTTAATTTCTGCTAAGTACGCCGTAGTTCTAGCTAAAGAAGATAAATTAGTCATTCCATTAAAGATAGTAAATCGTGGATCTTTTATTTCACCAAATAATTCTCTTAATGCTTTTTTCTCAGCTTCAGTTCCTGGAGCCTTAACCCCTAGTCCTATCTCATGAGTCTTAAGTTTACCATCTTCCATACTCTTAGCCACATATTTAAAATCAGGGAGTCGACTTGGCTTCTTCATCTTTTGAGCATCTAATAAAATTTGATCTATAATCTCTCTAGCTTCTTGTTCACTTCGGCCACCCATTTTAAAAACAGTTACAGCATTACTGTAGGCTTCATCTGTAGGTTGGTATTTTCTGAACCCATTAAGAAGATTACTTTTATGCTCAAAAATTTGAAAGGTATTGCTAGTATAACCTTCTAATCTTTTTTTAAATAATTCTTTTAATTCTTCAGGTGCGTCTTTCCCTTTTTTAACACCCCCTGCATGCCTGTTAAGTATATCTAATAAATTATTAAACTCCGCTCTACCTGCATTTAAATTAGATATTAAATTTTCTTGAGTCTCTTTAGAAACATTTTTCATACCTAACTTACTTAGAAGCTCTTGTAATTTTTTAGGATCAATATCAGTTCCCAAATCTCCTCCTAAAAGAATATCATTTACTTCTCTTATAAAATTATTTTTTTGAGACTTAAAACTTTTATCGGCAACTTCTTGAGCAACTGGAAATATTCCATCAATAGCTTTAGTAATATTTTGAACCAGTTGAGTTGCTCTATGTGAATCTCTTACCTTTAAACCTTGTTTTAACATCTCTGATTTAAAAACTTCATCAGGTAAAGCTCCACGTGGACTAAAGGGAGCCCTAATATATTTATCAATCCATCTTTCAAATTTAGAACTACTGTAGGCTAAATCTTTTCCTCTTTTAGCCAGAGCTTTTGCTGTCTTGCCTACTCCAAATACAAATGGTGTAACTAATAAAGATTCGGAACCAAACTTAAATCTATTTAATAATTTTCTTGTAGCTTCATCTCTACCAAAACTTTTCTCTCTATCTAATTTGGTTGGTGCGTCAAAGATATCTCCAAAAGTACCTATCTCATCAGTATCAACGACAAGACCTTCTCCCGCTGCGCCACCGGTTACCGCTAAAGCAAATCTTTTATACTTAGCTTTTTTATTTAATTCATTTACTTTATTAAGCCCTGTTCTTAATCTACTACCATCCGGGGTTGTTCCTTTTCTCCCAAAGTCTGCATAGAGATTTTTTCTCTTAGCTCGAAGAGCTCTTGAAGTCATATTCCTAGCTGCTTTATTTGCTAGTTTAAATCCAACTCCACCAGGGACACCGATTTGAACTAATGCCTCCGTTAATTTTCCAATAGTTCTTTCTTCTGCTATTTCTTCAAAAGGATTTAGTTTATCAAAATACTCTTCTACATCTGCAGCAAGATCAGAATCGGCTCCGAGATCAATTAGCTCTGCTCCTAAAGATACTATTCCCTCTGGTATTTTAATTATTCCTGATGCAAGCCCTGCACCAAAAGCTTTGTACCAACTAGTTTCATTACCTTGTTCTGCTGAATTGAGGGAGTTATTATATAGACCCATTGAGTCTCCTCTCTAATTTTTCATCTGGTGTCTTGGTTTGATTTTCTTATATCTCTCCGCAAATTTTTCTTTCCAAATTATTTCTTCTAATTGTTGTTTAGTAACTGCGTCTTTACCAAGTATCTCTTTTTGTTGTCTCAACCACTGTTTGTTTTTACCCTCTGATTTAGGTCGTTCTGGAATTAATGCTAAATTTCTCTTTTGTGCTTCTATTTGTGCATCGGGATAAGTTAAACTTACTTCCGAGCCGGTTACTATAGATTCTTCTCCACTTGTTGGAACCACACTCATATCTTCATCTAATTCTACAAATCTAAAACCCTTATCCTTGTTGCCAGTTAATTGAAAGACTACATCTTTTACATCATCATAATAAACGTATCCTGTTTTACCGGCTCTGCCTTCAGTTTTAGCAAACTTGGCTAAAGCTTTAGAATCTGTTCTATGTTTATTAGTAAAAATGGATCCTATATTGTATCCTTGACCACTCAGGTCTCCAGTTTTTTTCCATTTCCAATCAGCTCTATTCTCTGCTTGAAACTTAGGAATGTCATCAGTTTGCATTATAGTTACAACTTCTTTTTTAATTTCCTCATCTTGCCAATTATTTTCATTTTCAAGTTGCGCTTGAAGTCTTAGCATTTTTTGTTTGTTGTCCTCAAGTTGCTTTTCCTTCTCCCATTTCTGCTGTTTAGTTAAATTTTTATCTTGCAACTCATATTCTAGGTTTATCAGTCTTTCTTGAGTTTCATTTTTTTCTTGAATTAACTTGTCTTCTCTTTTCCATAGGTTCTGTTGTTTTAGTTTATCACTGGCTCTGGTTCTCTTGCCTATAGCTTCATCTAGGTCAAAGGCCATTTTATCTTTGCCATAGTCATATTCTCTCTCCCCATATCTATCTTCATCCTCCTTGAATGCTCTATAACCTTCCATTCTAAGGCCTCTATCATATGCAGCTTTATCGGCTGCTTGTTTGATTAACATCTTATTAGGATCTTCTAGATTAGAAATTGCGTCAGCCCAAGAAGTTGACCCAGCAATTTTTGGTCCCGCTGCTAATAAATAAGAAGTTATTGGATCCATTCCTCCATAGGCTCCCATCATTTCTTGTATCTCGGCCAGCGATCTTTCTTTATCTGGTTTCGGTCCAAGGTCTCTGGTAGGAAATGCAACAGTTTCATTTGCCTGCTGCTCTAACAATTGATCACTATAGGTTGGTATCTTAAACTCATCACGACCAACAAAAGGATCATTGGCATGCATAGATCTATCTACGATACCAGTCATGACACCTGTACCGACGTTTCCGCCTTTTCTAAACATTGGTCTTCTAAAAGTTCTCATTATGCGTTCGATCCATATCCTTGCCATGGTTGATTAAATGCTCTGTAGATTCCAGCAAGTGTAGTTCCTGTTCCTAATGCTGTATTTAAAGCAGTTGGATTAGGACTCATTTCATTAATGGTCTTACCTGGATAACCAGATATTAATTGTGTTACACCACTTCCATAAGCTTGTGATGCAGTTAATGGTTGCATTAATTGTTGTTGACCCAGTTGTTGTTGAGCTGTTAAGCCTGCTTGTTTTTGAGCTTGGTTTAAAGCACCTAAAGTTGAAAGTGCTCCAACATCTTGACCTAAGAATTGTTGTCCTTGACCTGCTAAGTTTAATTGATTCATCATAGCTTGCTGTCTTAAATTTTGTGCTTGATTAAACCCTGATTGATTTAATTGTGCTAATAATGATGCCCGGTTCCTGTCACTAGTTGCCCCGTACTCTGCTAATTGAACTCCTTCTCTTCCACCACCAAATGCACCTTGACTAATTGCTTGAGCTCTTAATGCTGGTAAACCTTTTGCCGCCTGGATATCAAAATCTTTCATCGTCGCATCGATAACATCTTTTTGATAAGGAGATTGAAATTGTGTGTAAGCACTTGGCGCTGCGTAGCCTGCTGCTGTTGTAAGATAAGGTTTGTATGCAGCTATACCTGATTGTGCTAATGCTTGAGCTTGTTGTTGTAAGGGATCAAGACCAGCAACAAATTGTGGTCCAAATACTTTACTTAAATCCGCTGTTTTGTATTTACCCGCTGCTCCGGCAAGATCACTTAAAAATGTTTTCCCTGCCGCTTCTATAAACGCTGGTGGGAGTACTTGTGTTTGATCTACGGCCATTATCCTACCTTACTCTCTAATTGTTTCATTTTATCGTATAATATTTGAGCACCTTTATTGACGCTTCCGCCTCCAGCTGCTTTTACTGCATCTGCAGTCCAAACAAATTCATTATTAGATAACATCGCTGGGACATCATCTGCTTTTTCTTTTACCCCAACTGGAGGAATAAATCCACCAGTTTCTCTAAGATCTAATTCGTTTACACCTGCTTTATTCTGTCTAACAGGTAGGTTTCCTAGAATGCCTGCTGCCTGAGCCGTGTCTTCAGTACCTAAAGCTAATCCAATTCTTCCGCCGTGACTTCTTAAAAGACGTATTGGTATTTTTCTGTCTGGATCATATTTATGTGGCTCTCCTTTTGGTAGTGGCATTCTTATAGGATTACCGTCTTCATCATATTTAATTTTATAAGGACCTTTTTGTAAAGGTATATCTTTAAGAAATTTTTCTAATCCTTTTTTAGGTGTACCAGACTCTAACCCAACTCTTCCGCCCTGAGCCATGCCTCCGGTATCCACGAATTCTAATGCTTCGCCGTATAGTTCCATCTGCAACTCCTGAGAAAGATCATAAAATTCTTTTCCATATCTGTCCCATGCCCAATCCATAGCTATCTCTTGAGCTTTCCAACCTCTTGCTCCACCACCTGCCACCTGTATACCTTGTGGTGCTGTTTCTTTTTTACCTAATTGCATGTCTAGTTCAATTTCAATTGTCTCTTGTTCATCTGGAGATAAATCATCATAATCCTTCTTAAACATCTCTTGAGATAAACTATCTCTTCTCCATTCCCATATAACTTCCTTATCCGTACCAAAACCTGCCATTTGTTGAATTGGCACTCCTTCTTCCATTTTTAAATCATGAGGAGTTATAATTTCTTCATCTTCTATATCTAAAGTTTCTATACCACCTCTTGGTGAGCCAGCATATAAGCCAACTCTTCCGCCAGATGCATATTCACTTAAATTAACTTCAACCATTTCCTCTATTTGTCCATCAGGTAAATTAGGATTTAATTTAGTAAACAGGTCTTTTAAATAAGGTCTAACTTTCTCAGGATCTTGTTTAATTTCTGCAATCTGCTCCTCGGGCATTCCTTGACCAGCTAAATAAGTAATCAATGCAGAACCAATTCCTATCTTGGCTCCTGTTCCCATGTTTGTAAATTTACTTAAAAGTCCTTTTGTACCCGGTGTGAAAATCCCTCTACCAGGCATCGCGTAACCAGCATTTCCTGCCGTACCAAATAAAGCTCCTCCCATTTTTGATAAAGCTCCTTTACCAAACATGCCACCAAAACTAGTTCCAGGTACACCAAAAGCTCCTATACCTAAAAGAGCAGCTTTACCAAAAGGAGATTTAATAAACTTTTTAACTCCTTTACCTATAGATTTTACAAAGCTTCCTAGTCCGTATTGTTGTCTTGATATTGCCATAATTTTGTCTAAATTTAGTTAAAAAAAGCAGGCGTAGAAATCCTGAATATAGTACCTTATTTGATTTTTTTATTGTCGTCAATAGGTTTCGAAGGAGCTTCTCCCTGTTTTAAGTCATCAAGGAATCTTCCACAATATTGATACTCACCTATGTGGGTAATATAATCGGTTACAAATAGATATACTTTACCACCTAGTTTACGCCATCTTTCACAAAAACCAAAGTCTTCACCAAAATAACGTTTAGTTTCTGGCTCATGTAACGTATCAAATAGATTATAAAAATTTTCTTTTTTAACTTCTTTACCATTCATATTTGTAGGTTGAAATATCTCTAACTCAGGGTGAGCCGTCATAAGATCAGTAATTACTTTTCTTTTAATTAACATACATCCTGTAGGCGCATGGGTAGCTTCTATTAAACCTTTATCTACTATTACCTCGGCTTTCTTTTCTAATTTTATCGGGAAAGTATAACCCGCTTTAGCAAAATCATTGGCATCTGTAATAGCTCCATCTTTTTGATGAAGTCTGTTCCATGCTTTTTCCCAACTGAAGCTTTTCATTGGATAAGGACAAGATATGATATCTTTATCCGCGGTCAACATTTTCTCTATGGTACTAAACTTAAAATCAATATCAGAATCTATAAATAATAAATGAGTATATTTATCTTGATGATTTAAGAATTCAGCTACGCAGAGATTTCGTCCTTGAGTTACTAATGAAGATTTCATTAAAGTAAAACTAATCAACATATTTCTCTTCATACATTCTTGCTGCATCTTCAACACTGCTTGACAGTAATGCATAGATACATCGCTATGTACCGGGGTACATACCATTATTTTATGTGGAGAACGTCCTAAGTTTATATTAGTTATATTAGAGTTTTCACTGGCGTCTTTTTTATCTTCACCATTAAACCATATAGGCTCATTTGGGTATTGCATCTAAAGCTCCTTTTAAAAATGTTTCCCATTGTCTACCAATTTTATTCCAACTGTAATAAGAATTAGCATAAGCGGATTGACAATCTAAGTGATTAGTAATTTGAGTATTGTGTAATGTTTTAGCTGCAGCTTCAATACCAAATCCAAATTTAGAAGCTAAAGCTTTATAGTCTTTGTCTACAGGAATATACATAGGAAACTCTGCCCCTGTTTCATATAAAGCTCCTAGATTAGTTGTGATACAATATAAACCAGCCGCCATACATTCTAATAAGGATATACAAAAGGTCTCTTCAAAAATACTTGGATAAACATACATATTATATTTATGTAGGTTCTCTTTAATATAGTCATTAGATTTATAACCGATATAATTTACATTAGGTAATTTTTTAGCTTGCTCATACAGAGCTTGATAATGTTTATCATTTTGTTCATAAAAATCTTTACCATATACTTCACATGAAGAATAAACATCTAAACTAATTAATGGATTCTTAACCAATTGCATCGCTCCCAATAAAACTGAGAGTCCTCGCCAGGGGGTATTTTGATGAATTATTTTTATTGGTTTGCCCAACTCATAATGCAGGGCTTGTTTTATTTTATCAACACCGTTTTTAATAACCACTGATCTTTCTGTGGGTATATCAAAAAACTGTCTAAACTTTTCATAAGTCCAATGGGAGTTAAAAACATACCAATCATATTTTTTATGATTGTTTTTATCCTTGAACCATGGTGCCAGATTCGGTTGATCATATGAATTCTTCTGCCAGAGAATATTCATCTTAGTTGGATGTAATGGAATTTTTTCAGGGACAGATGTAGTTATTTGTACTTGATCCAATAATTTAGGATCCACGTACTTTATTAAGTATTCAAATTGTAATTCTGTTCCGCCCTTAGGGTTTTGGTTTGTCATTTTTTGATAATACTTTCTGCATTATATTTAAACCTTTCGGTGAAACCTGTACAGTTACATCTTGAACTATATCAGGTCCTTCTTTCTTCTCTTTATAAACTTCACCAGTTTTTGTATTTCTATAAGTAGTTATAGTAGTACAATTAATTTTATATACGTTATCCGTTTTCATTCTCTCTAGTTATTAAAGCATAACTTATGGCACCTTGTATTGTATTACTGCCTGTTGCTGCTTGCACTGTTATAGCATCACCCGCTTCTAAATTCAAGCCTTGAGGTGTGGCATTTACTTGCGATTTAGCAGCTACGTCATCTCTAAAAAATTCATATTCAGTGCTTGAGTCAGATGAGTCAACTAAATTCATATTTACCACAATAGAGGATGATGCGTCATTGTTTGCACAATATACACTTTTAACTATAATCACTCCATCAGTAGGACAAGTAAGCACCGTAGCTTTGTTTACATCGGCTTGTTTAAAACCTTGATTTTTATATTGTATAGTCATTATGATAAAAAGTAATTAAAAGCGTCCTGTTCGTTTTTTAAATCCTGTTGAAAAGAAAAATTTAATTGTTGCTTCATACTGTCTAAAGATTCTAAAATCTGTCTTTGATTATTAACATCGTATTCTTGTTTTGGTTCAGGTATGTAATTAGTTATCTTCGCCATAGCTCTACTATGCCGCCTCTAGCTCCGTGAAAAGTTTGACCATAACTTGCGCTTCCTCCAGGTCTATCACTTCTACTCCGATCTGGTGGCTTCGCCTCATGTACATAAGTTTTTTTGGGAGCTTTTTGTTTTGCTTTTAAATCTTGAGCTGCTGTTGTTCTTATGTCACCTAATCTTTTAGCTTCTTTCCATGCGGCTCTAGCTTTATTAATTTGATCAATTTTATCAAATTGACCTGATTGTGTTAAATTACGAATTCTTTTATCAAACGTTTCATCATCAATCTTCCACATATTATATCCAGCCATAATATTCATTGGATCATCAGAAGGTCCTCCGCCACTTACTATTCTTCCAATATCATCTAGTGAAAAACCTTGTTCTCTTGCAGCCCGTTCCATTATACCTCTTGGACTAACAGGCATCATTTTTCCCACAGCTCCAGCCATTTTAGCCCATAGAGAAGAGTCGGCTATTTGATTTATTAAACTTTTGAGTCCTGTTGGAGGTTCTGGATAATAATCCGCTCCCATATATTCTTCTTGAAGTATAGGCCCTCGGACTTTATTTGGATCTGGATTGTAAACACTATAACCATCGCCACCAGTTCCACTTTGAGCTAAAAAAGTATCTTTTAATATTTCTGCCCCTGTAGGTGTGGCTGTTGCCCCAGTACCTGTAGTACCGCCGATTGTAGTAGTAGTATTAGGAAACATTCCACCGAGATTAGGATAGGCTTCATTTAAATAATTTACTACATTCTGATCTAATCCAAATTGTGTTGTATATGCCATTATCTTCTTCCGTCCGCCTGTGCGTCTAATCTTAATGTTCCATATCGCCAAGTTTCGCCGGTGGCGTCATTAGCAATATTAAGTGAGACCAGTCTTCCTCTGGCTCTTGTATCTACCTTATCAGTACTTGAGGTAACTGTAAAGGGTCCTAATGGAGAACTAACGGCTGTAGAATCGGGATAAGAACTTACATATAAAGTAACTTTGGCATTACCAGATAAGTATTTAAAATCAGGTAAAAATCTTCTAACTGACATAAAATATTCTCCATCTCCCCTAAAATCTACAACTCCAGTTGCTTGGCCCATCATATTCTTTCTTGTTGTAATATCATAATCTCCAGATCTAATGTAGGCATTAATAGAAGTAGTTCCGGCACTCGTAACTTGATCAGTTCCTTCTTCTTGAGAAAAATACATACTAGCTCCATATTTATTTGTAATTCCTAAAATAGATGGAAATACAGGGGTAGAACTTGCAGTATATTCCGTTGCATAAGGATTACTAAAGACAGTTGCATCTATCCATGTTGTTCTAGAAAGAGAACTTGTTGTCCACACATTCTCTCCATAATTAAAAGTTGCACATCTATCAATTTGAGTGCTTCCATTTTTAGGATAGAAAAAGTTTATCTCATTATATAAATTATTATGCCCGGCTATTACTAATCTATTAGCTGAAAAGTTAATTCCAAGATTACTTCCATTATCATTGAAAACAAAATCTTCAACTAAACAAGGTAGGTATTTAACCGTACCATCAAATCTAAAAAATCCACCCGCATCACCCATCCAATAGACCGCTCCATCAGCTGCAACTGCTGCATGTTGACCAATACAACCGCAATTAGTTCCAATTAATTTAATACTAAAAGTAAAAGGTGGCCCAACAAATTGAGCAAGATAGGCCGCTGTATCAGTTAAAATTAAAAGATAATCTTTCCCGGTAACCGCCGCTCTAATTTCATTTCCATTATCTAATCTAAAAGTCCCTGCAGTATTAGTCGCCGTCGGAGTATAAGTATTTAAATCTTCTTGGTTAGAGAATCTGATAAACATTGGATCTTGGGTAGTGGCATCACCAATAGTGGTTTCAGTTCCTAGATGAAATAAATGTCTATCTCTATCTGAAACTACACTCATAATAGAAGCTGTTGGATTACCTGTAGTTACATAATCAGTTGTGCTTTGAGAAGCCCTAATTGTTCGAGGGTTTGTGGCGCCAGCATTCCAAGTAAAAGTTTTTCCATCAGCAATGGTTGCAACTAAGACTTGCCCATAATTGTCTAGACTCCAGTTTCCTGGATCCAGAACCACTGAGCTACTTGTTCTTGCAGTTCCCCATGTTGAACTTCCCCATAAATAAGTACCCCAACCATAGCCTAAAGTTTGAGTAGTAGGTCCAACAGTTATATAAGGAGTAAGAGTAGCCGCACCTACAGCAGTCATACCTGCTCCACCTTCATTACTAGATGCTTGTACTTCTAACCAATCACCTCCAGAATCTACAGTTATAATTTCGTAAGTTTTTTCTAAATCAGATGCAGTATAAGTAGACGCAGCTGTTACTGTTACACTTGTAACGACAATATATTCTCCTTGGGTTAAACCATGAGAAGCTTTATTAAATCGAACGACATTGGAACCATTTGTAGTGGTTATAGTAAAACCTGTAACGGCTGTATCAAGTGGAGTAATATCAAA